ATTTCCACTAAAAGTCAAGCATTAAAAAAGAGAGCAACAGGTTTTTATCACCTGTTGCTCTCCAATATTTTGTCAATTACTTTTTATTAGAACTTACCGTTCTTAGCAGCTTCCTCAATGGAAACAGCTACAGCTACAGTAGCACCAACCATAGGGTTATTACCCAACTTTGAAATCAAATTTTTACAATTTATTTGTGTTTATTATCATGCTGTTTTTATCAGCATTTATGCGGGTTTAAGGGCTTTACATATTTATATTAGATTATTCTGATTTATTCTAAATCAACATTATTTAATCCATATTGTGTACAAAATGTGTACACTGTTTCATTGTACACATTTTTACTGTCTTTCTACCTATTTATATATATGTTATCACAATGCTGTTATATGTGCAATCCAATATGATATACACTATTGTATAAGCGAATAATTAGTTGGGAAGTCTTAACTCCATACCTGCATAAAGCATATCATCAAGTGTCATTCCATTATGCTCTGCAAGTTCTGCTGCTCTGCCTTCATCTCCAAGGTAATCTCTTGCAATCTGGCAGAAACTTCCTCCTGGTTCTACAACTGCTACTCTTTCTTCTGCATCCTGCGATGTTTCCTCTTCCGGCTCTTCCTCACTTTCTGCTGGTGTATTATCTTTAGGATAATACTTAGCTTCCATGGCGGCCTGATAGTCTGCATAATTGTATCCTTCAGCTTCAAGCTTCTGTCTTCTCTCTGGATCATTGCCATATTCTCCGCGATAAATTGCGTCAATTACAGATTCATCAAGTTCCTGTGATGGCTGCTCAATGTTTTTCTCATCTTCTGAATCATTAACCACACTCCAAACATAATCATTGAACACTCTAAGTCCAAAATCATTGATAAGCGCAAGTGTTGTTTCATAGTAATCTGGAGCTGTAGCATAATTATAGCCAACCCAGTTACCGTCTGCATCTCTATCCGTATTATTGACAGCATTTGTGAGACCATATAACTCACCTTTAACCGTATTAGCAGATGTAGCATCATTATAATTATCCCACTGCATTAAATCCAAATATCCATATATAGCTCCCATTGTATTAGGATATTTTGCAAATCCAGCTTTAATATTAACATATGTACCGTTAATAAACTCTGTTGTATCACATGTGATGTCTGTTCCCTTGATTCCAAAGAGCGTGCTTGCATCTAAGTTCCAGCCAGATTCTTTAGCGGCCTGTGCTAAAATAACAGCCGGACTAATCGTCTTCTTTCCTTCTCTTCTATACTTAACCCATGCATTGCACACCACAGGCGCAAGTGTATTGATGAAATTGTTTACATGTTCATATCTTGTATTAATTGTTGGAAATGTTCTCATATTATTTATCCTCCTGATCATTGTTATCAATTGCTGTTTTCTGCTCCACCTGACTTTTTAAATTCTTAACAATAGGCTGCAAGAATGGTGGAAGTGTTACGCCAATATCATTGATGTTTTCCAATATACTTATAATTTCGTTACAGATCAGCCATATTGCCACAACACAAGCCACTAAAAATGTAAATGGCAATGTTATTCCAATAACACCTGCAGAATAAGAAAGGAGCTGGTCTACTATCACACCAACTCCCACCAAAAGCCACATACATATTTTCTTTGCAATCCCTCTTATTCCTTTATAACTATCTATTTGCTGCTTTCTAAATTTAGAAGCCGCAATACCTGTGAAATAATCTATTAGATTACATGTTACCAATAATAATACTGGAATTGCCAAAATTCCCAGGGCACTTAATATAATGCTCCACACCGCTGTTACAATTACTTTTAATTTTTCCATAAGTCAATATCCTTTCTGTTACTGGTGCAATTTCATTTTTTCCATTGTTATATGTTCACAAAACAGTAATAATATTAAATACGACGGTACAATTACTAAGGCAGCATTCGAAACTTAACTAAATATAAGTGAGCCTGTAATATAATCGTCTTTCTTAAATTCAGTAGTTGCCCACGCTCCTTTCTTCCCATCTTTTGTGTAGTATCTTGCAAAAGCATAATGTTTGTTTGCGGAACTATATAATAATGTCGTTCCATATCCAACCAGCTTTTGTCGAACTACACCTGCAGAATCATATGGAATATAATTACTTTCTAGTATTGTATTAAAATCAATGCTCATTTTTTCTAAAACTGATTCGACATCATAATATCCAGAAAAATTATTTAATGTAGAATCTGGTGTTTCAATTCTGGAAGCAAAGTATAAAATCCCTGTTTTAGTAGATTTGTTATAATAACAGTAGTTATATCCATATCCCTCAAAAGTACCATCACTCGCAATATTTTTACAAAAGCAGTTTTTAACGTCAATATTACTGTTTAGTGCACTTACCTCACTTCTGAGATTAGCAATCATGTCATTGTTATCTTTGATTCCCTTATCCATTATGTTAAGGTTGGTTGGGTTCCACGGTGTCTGTCCTGTCCAACCTACTCTTTTGTAGGCTATAAATCCGGATAAACTCATAATTACATCTCCTTAAGTGCTGCTATCACCTCTGCTTCAAAATTAGCAAAATCTGTATCGCATTCTTCTTGATTCTCAATATATGCTCTTCTGTCTGCAATTCTCTTATTAATAGTTATCTCACCTGCGGAAGGTATGCTGGCTGAAAATGTAACTACAGCCTTTTCCTCTATAGAACTGTTTCCATTCATCGATGTATTCTTTGTTGTATTTAACATATTATTCTCACTTTCTTCCGTTTTACGGATTGTTACTAATTATTTATTACGTCTTTAATGTAGTCTTCTAATTTCCACCATCCACCATTATGCCTTATATAATAGTATCCTTCGATATAACAGTCGTTTCCACTTATATCTACCGTACCAGCTTTCTCACTATGTCGTATCCAATCCATCAAATCCCAATACGAACCACCACTTTTAATATAATAATACTCATCAACATATATTCCATCACGGCGAATGCTTACAACATCTTCTGTTCCGTCTTCGTTTGACAGTTTTATAAAATGTCCTTGCATTTTCAGATATGCACCTGTACTACTTTTCATTAGATATTCACCACCTAAAAGCGTAGTTGTCATTGTTAACCCACTATCTGTTTTATTAACATTTTTAAATGTGCCTTCAACATCGGCGTTTACTGCTTTTAATTTTTTGCAATTTATTGCCCCATCCGCTGTTATAGTTGTATTAGTACTATTTAGTGTAAACAAATCACCGCTGATATTTACAGACTTATTACCGGTTATATTAATTGCTCCACTTGCATTAAGTGTTATATCGTCTGCAATCGCTTCGATTGCAGAACGAAGCTGTCCGTTTTCATTTTTTATAAATGCAGTCAGGCTTGCAGATGTTGCGTACTCCCCAAGCTTTGCTGTTACTGCCGCTGAAATCGAAGTGCTTCCAGGATTAATCTCACTAATGATTTTTGCTGTTGTTGAATAATTTTCTAGTACCTTAGATGTTGCTTTGCCTGACTCTGTCACTGCATTGCTTCCAATCTTGTCTGCATACCCCTTGGTAGCATACTCGCCGCTCAGTACAATGCTTGTTTCGGTTGTGTCGTCTGTAATCAGCTGTTTTATATAATTGTCTAGCTGTTCAGTTTTAGTGTAGTGCATCTGTTCTTCTTGCAGTTTTCCTATGCTTTCGTCAATGCCGCTTAAACTGTCTGACAATGCATTGTTGGTTACATAAGTTTTGGAAATCTCGCTTTTAATGTTGCCGCTTTCTGCACCTACCGCCTGCGTAATAGCAGTATTCATCTGCGTTGTTGTGCTATAATTGCCCTTTAAATCCTGTTGAGTTAATGACAAACTGCTACTTATGCTTTCAAGATTGATTCTTAATGCAGAATTTTGCTTCAACATATAAGCTGTTTCCGAATTCGGAATCTCTTTCCAACCATGGCTTCCGTCCTCATTACGAACAAACCGCCATGCTCTTCCTTCGTTTTCCCAGTAAGCAATCTTTCCAATATACTTATCCCACTCAGTATCGTTATACTGCCATGTTTCTTCGCGTGGAAACTGTGTGTCTGATGGATAAACAGGAACACACCAATCCCAAGCCGGATAATTATCCTTTGTTGGCACATAAGATATTAAATAGATTTCATCATCGTACTTGGCTAGATTAGACAGGCTTACACTGTATTCCTGCAATGTCTGGTTTACATTAGAAAACTTTTCCTTAACGCTGGTTCCATCTATGTTCTCAGTCCACCAAAGCTTCTGTGTTATAAAATCATCAGACTGCTTTAATAAGCTTCCCCACTGGTTATAATCCTTTCCAGAGCTGATCTTTATATTCTGCAGAAGAACATTAAGTGTCTGTGCTGCATCATCCAGATATATCTTGTTGCTCTTAAGCGTATGTGTGCCATCATTGTTAATAACATTAAAAAGGCTTGCTATATCCAGCTTCCCGGCTGATATATTTGCGTCCTGAGATACCATATCATTTCGGATAATCTCTCTTTGTATACCTTTTGCTGTAAGACCTAACGCGTCAAACATCAAGCTGCCTTTTGCATCCCACACATACATGTTATAGTCACCTGATGCATCTTTTCCGATTTGAACGCGAAGCCTATTGCTATCACTAATCTGAATAGTATTATCAGTCCACTGTGATTTGCCGTCTTTGCTGTGTACTTTTACATCTGTTGTATCAATATCCAGAGCCTTTATCTTCTTTGCGTCTAAAGAATCTATCATGGAATCCTTTATCTGTGCTGTACCTATCATGCTCACAACACTGTTGGCAAAGTCTGTAGTAATGCTTTCACCTATGGCAGAGCCAAACATAAGTGTATTTACTTTTTCTACCCCAACAGTAAGGTCATTAACCTTTCCTGTTATTGCTGTGAAATCATTTGTCTTGAACTTCTCAAATTCTCCGGAAAGGCCTTTTAAATTTTCTATTGTTGCATATGTAATCCTTGCCGTTTCTGAATCAAGTTTATTGGTTTCAAGTTCTCCTATCTTACCTGATGCACTCTGTAACTCACCTGTAACAGTTAATACTTCTGTTTTAATGCTCTTAAAGCTTTCCGTTTTAGATACTACATCATCAATATTTGTTAGTTTATTGGCATCCATATCATCTATGGAGCTGCCATCTACTGTTCCATTATCAGTTGTAATATTATTTACTGTGTCCACTGTATCGTTAAGTTTCTGCTGCATCTCAGTAAATGTAAGCTTCAGGTTAGCAATTTCGCATGTATCTTTACTCGGATCATCCGGATATCTAGATATCTTTTTTATTCGCTGCTTAATCTTCGTCTTAGAAAAGCTGTCTATTAATACAACTTCATCTCCAATATTGTAATTCTTATATTTCTTGCTGTTCTGAGACAAATCAAGTATTGAACAGCTATATGCAATATATGGCTGTGCCATATCTGCCAGCTTCTCGGCAGCGTCTTCTTTCAGACTTTGCGGAACCGTATATCTTTCATCCTTCCATATATATGTCTTATTTTTAGAACTATATATATGATTTTCCAATATGGTACTGCCATTATTTACGCTTTCAATTGTCAGCCCATCTTTTCCTATCGGATAAATTCTTGTATAAAAATCATTCGTATTTGCCTGACTCTCTAAAGATATCAAGTTGATCTGGTCTGTAAAATATGCTCCCTTATATGAGCCAATTTTTTCCTTTAATCTGATAACCTTATTTATACTGTCAATTTGCATTTCCAGCATATAAGTATCAACTATCTTTTTTAATATTTCCCATGATGAGACATTTGTCATTCTTATGGTACGTTTCTTTTTTGCATCACATTCGCATGTCCAGCCAGTACCCGCAAGAGCTAACCGAGATGCCTCCAGTGCTGTTTTTTCAGTGGTATCAAAAGATATAAAAGGAGTCCCTTCCAGCTCGTCAATATTAAGCTTTGCTGTTACTGTATATGTACCGTCATCAGCCGGCCCATTTTTCTGCTTTATTACATATTCATCGGTTCTGGTCCTGATTATATCCTCCAGTGCCACAGAACATTTCACAGAAACATTACATGTTAATGTCTTATCTCCATAGTCAAGCACCTCTTCAATACACAGATTCGAATATTCAATTAGCGGCTTTTTCTTGCCATTTTTATCAATGTATTTCAGCATAGCCGCTCCTCCTCTTATTTAATCATGAATAATAATGCTGACATATCCTGTGCAGTAAGAATATCATACTTAGGTTCTGTTTCTGTAAGCTCAATAACATTCATCGTTACTGTTCTTATGTCAAAATCTTCATCAAGCTCATAAAGTTCTTCTACCTTAGAAATTGCTTCTTTCTTTATTGCATCTGTTTCAAATGTATATTCTTCAGTGCCGTTCTTCTCATTTTTTAACATAATAGGTACACCGCCATCATCTTTCAGACAAATCTCTTTGAATATCTTTTCGCGGTGTTCCTCAACTTCTTTATACTTTTCAAGCAGCATCTTCTCATTGCTCGCTATAGAATAGCTTAATGCCACCGGAAGCTTCTTATCATAGACCTTCCGTAATCCAATTATCACGCCTTTTATTTCACCTAACTTAAGTTTCATATTGCCTCCTTAAATATATCTTGGATAATAGCTTAATTTTGCACTGCATGTGCTTCCCAGCTTAATTGTAATATCTCCAGGACTTGCCCTTGGAAAGCTCCATAAATCAACTTTATCAAATATATCCTCGCCATTTTCAGTTATCACACATGATTCTCCGTCAATCAGAATATTTGTGTTTCTTCCAACATTGGAAATTGTAATAATATCTTCAGTTAAACCTTCTACTGTAAGACTTCCTAACGCAATATCTGATGTTAAAGAAAGCACAGCAGGAGTTTCTGCTGTGCCTTTAATAGTTGTTGTGTATTTTGTTCCTGTAAAGCTCTCATTAACTGGCTTTCCAAGTTTTGCATGACCTGTTAATGTCAATTCATAATGATATAACCATCTTTTCTTTAATTCTCTCTGCTCCTTGGCCATATCAAACTTATATAAGAATTCCATGTCATCCAGCTGAACAATTCCTGATTCAAAGTCTGCCATCAGAGAACTCATTAACTTTTCACAATCTTCTTTACTTTCAGATTTAACAAGCATTTCAATGTATATCTCAAATTCTGTATACTTTGTCTTCTTATATTTAGCTGGGTCTATTGCACCATCAAGCCAATTATTATATACATTCACCGTCCGAGGGTTTATCGTCTGGCTAAGCCATACAACATTAAAACCATATTTAGTCCTTACATCTGTACCATTAACTATCATCGTGCTCCTTTCAGTCTAAGTGCCGCCTGATTCATGAAATAATCAATATCAGACTTATCATTAAACTTATAATTTCCATTAAATACATTTGTGGTGTTACTTGTTGTGCTAGATGTACCTGCTATAGCTGGTGTAAATTTCATTTCCCCCGCCATACTCTGTACAGCATTAGTTATTTTGCCCTTCTGTTGCTCTATCTGTTCTGCCATTCTTCCTATAAAATCAGGCATCCAAGTCTCATAATCGCGCAAAGGACCTTCATCTGGTCTTGAAAAGTGAAGAAAGCTCTTAATTTTATTGCCTATACCTATAACAGCATTTTCAACATTACTTACTTTTGATTTTATTCCTGCTACAAATCCATCAATCATATCTTTGCCCCACTCTGTCATTTTGTGTGGTAAATCACGAATATAATCTATTGCAACTTCAATTCCATCTGTAATATGTGTTCCTATGCTTACAGCTCTTTCTTTTATGTCAGACGCAAATCCTGTAAATGCATCCACTACTTTTTCTACAAAACCATTTACAAAATTTCTGAATCCTTCACAGTTATCATATAATAGTTTAAAAGCTCCGGCGAACGGATTCACTAAAAGGAGCAAAAGACCTTGCCAGTTATCTTTAAACCAAGATATTACAGCGTCAAAAGCATTTGGAATAGTTTCAGTAAAAAATGTGCTTATCTTATCCCACACTTCTTTTGCAAAATCTACTATTGTTCCTACGACAGCATTAACGCCATCTCTAAACCACTCGCATTTATTATACAAAAGTACAATTGCAACTATCAGAGCTGTAATTCCTGTAATTATTAATATTATAGGATTCGCAGCTAATACAGCATTTAAAGAGCTCACTATAGGTATCAGTACCTGAACAACTTTTATTATTTCCGAGACTCCACTAGCCATTTTACCAATAAATATAAAAAGCGGTCCTATTGCTGCCACTAATGTGGCAATTATCAATATGATGTTTTTTTGTTCATCTGATAAGCTTCTGAACCATTGTGCAAAATTTTTAATTGCTTCAACCGTACTATTTATTTTAGGTGTTAATGTTTCCAATAAAGTTGAACCTAAATCTGCTCCGGCAAGTTTGAGATTATTAGTGGCAATTGTTGCCTCGTCCCATGGGTCTTGTGTTTCTTCAAATGTTTCTGATACTACAGAACCATAGCTTTGCAATGATGCTGCCAAATCGTTTATATCTAACCTTCCATCTCTTATAGCTTTCGACATTTCAGCAGCACCTTTACTTCCAAATGTTGATGACGCAATATTTAATGCTTCTGTATCACTTTTTGCATTTTTTATTGATGATATAACTTCTGACAATGCTGTATTTAATGGTTTCCCGCTGTCAGTAAGATTAGTAACAGCCTTCTTTAGTGATGTTATACCAATTGTTGTATCCACACCACTTGCTTCCATCTGAGCAAGTAACATGGTAGACTGCGTAAGGCTAAAGCCTAGCTCCTGCAATGATGCACCATTTGTTTGCAGACTGTTTAGCAATGTATCCATTGATATTCCCGTATCTTGACCAACTTTAGTAAATAGGCCCAAAACATTAGATGTTCTTGATGTGTCAATACCAAACTTGGTCATTATTGCATCAGTTGTATCTATAGAAGTATTCAGATCTGTTCCATTAATTTGTGCAAATTTTAAAAATTCCTCTGATAAATCCTGAAGTTGTTTTCCAGTTGCCTGAAATCTTGTATTAACTTCACCAACTGCTATTCCCACATCCTCCATTGATACAGCCATTGAGCTATATATATCATCAGCGACATCATTCAGTTCTTGCAGTACCTTTCCTGTTGCGCCTGTTTTTGTAATAATCGTATCATATCCATCATCCAGCGACATTGCCGCACCTATTCCTGCAGCTCCTACTCCTGCAACAGTAGCTGTTAATTTCGACATATTTTTGCCAACACCGCTTGTCTTTTGGCTTATACCATCAAATGCCTGTCCCGCTTTTACTAAACTGACATTGCTCTGTGCCGCTTGTTTCTCCAAGTCTTTCAAACTTGTTTCACAACTCACTATTTCCCTTTTTAATGCATCATAAGCTTCTTTCGATGTAGTAACCTTGCCACTATCTATTTTATCCTGTGTTTCTTTTAATGTCTTAAGTTTATCCTTAGTCTCTGTAACAGCCTCTTTAAGAAGTTTATGCTTCTGTGTAAGAAGTTCTGTATTACTTGGATCTAATTTTAATAATCTCTCAACATCTTTTAGCTGAGATTGGGTGCTTTTTATCTGCGAATTAACCGAACCAAGTGCTTTATTAAGACCTGATGTATCGCCGCCAATCTCTATTGTTATTCCTCTTATTTTTGTTCCAGCCATACTTATCTCCTATAAAGCGTCTATATCCTCCTGTGTTGCTTTTCTTGCATACTCACAATCATCATTGTTGTATTCAATAAACATATCATTCACCAAACCTATGCTTAATAATTCTAAATCTGATATTGATATCCCCAGCTGTACAACCCTAAGCAAATACAAAGGAGTATTAAGTTCTCTGTCAATCTCGCCTACACTTTTTTTGGTTCTGATTCCTGATGTGTTTCAATTTTCCACATGTCTAATATCTGAGGTAAAATCTCATAAATATCAAACATTTCAAATTGATCCAGCCACTCCTCTATATTATCTGGCTGTGACGGGTCTCCATGTTTAGCCATAACATATGCGATGTTCTCAAACATTTCCAAAGATGAAAGAGGCAGAGTGCTTGACTTAACATAAGCCCTGCCCTCTGCTTCCGCCTTTTTCTTTTCTTTCTCTTCCAGTCTGTTTGATTTATCCAATTCATCTGCCAGCTTTGACATGTCTTTAAACAAATCCCTTGAAAACATCAGTCGATATATTCTTGGTACTGCTGCTGAGCTTCTAAAGTGGCATACTATACCACCAATTTCTATATTTCTTTTTGTTGCCATAATTATTCTCCTTATGCAGCTTCAACCGGTGAAACAACATTTTCAAACCATGTTTCCAGTGAAGTAGTGGTTCCCTCTGTTGACTTGGCTCTTACCAGTCGTTTCTTCTTTCCACCAACAGTAAAATCATCACCGGCAACAGATATTGTGAGCTTGTCCGTCTGCGGTGTTTTCTTATCCTCATTGGTCTGTGCATCAACATTCGGTCTTGTTGCTGTACAGCCATAAAACCAGAACATTGTCTCTTTCACATCTCCATCGATCTGACAACCGAGCGCAAATTCTACTGTCGGTGCATCTGCATCTTCAAACATAACTTTATTGTTATCTGTGTACTCTTTAAATATCTGTGTTCTGAATTCATCCGTAACAAGAGCAATCTCAAGATCTCCTTCATATCCATTATTAGTCGAACTGACAGAATACTTGATACCATCCGCATAAAATGGTTCAAGTCCTCCCTGTGGACTAAGTGACATATTTACCGCTCCGGGTAACTCAAATGGTGTGTCATATGTCCCAGATGCCTTTTTTACTGCAATATGTACATTTTTAAGATTGTACTTAACCTTATTCTTTTCCATATCATACCTCCATACTAAATATTTGCTCATAACACTTTTCTGTTTCAATGTATACCTCCGTCTGCTGCCATGGTATCTCGTTATCATTAAGTGCCTTTTTTACTTTGTTTTCCGTTTTTATATCTTTACTCTTCGTATACAGCTCAATATTAACAGCATGAATTTCATGCCATACCTTGCCATCTGCAAAAAAATTATCTGTATCTGCATCAACTATACATATAAAGGGAAGCCCTGGCGACTTCCCTTCTTCAAACGCTCTGTATGTTGTTGGAATACTTGTTGTACTTAATATTTTTATTAAATCTCCAAGCTTCATTTTCCTAATCTCACCTTCACTCTGTTAAACAAGCTTTCGCTTGCTTTTTCTTCTGCCGGAGCAATATGCGGATATGCTTTTACTCTTGCTCCGCCAACCTTCGCATGTCCATTCTCAAGAAGATGTGTTAAGCTTGCTCCTGTTCCCTTTGCATATACAACTGTCCGGATATCATCTTCACTTTCATATTGAACCTTGGATGTCCAGCTCTTCTTATATGCTCCCGTATCCTCTGGAGCAGCCTCCCTGATATCTTTAACACATTGCTTAGTTGTTGTTTTCACCTCATCTCGCAGAGTCTTATTTACTTCTCTTGAATAATTGCTTAATTCCTGTGCTACGGTTTCTGACAAACTATCTATTCCTATCTTCACATTATTCCCACCTTTTCTTCAAGATAAAGTTCAATCGTCTCATTATCAGACTTATATGTACGATATATGCTGTATGCTTTCTTGCAAAATCTGCATTCACTCTGACCATTATAGTTTGCTGAGGCTGTCTTAAATGCTAACTGTGCTTTATGCCCGCTATTACCGGCATTATAGAACTCACTCCGTGTAACAGATATTTCTTCAACCCATACAGAATCAACCTTTTCTCCTGTCTTAATGCTTTGGTTCAGTTCATCATTTTCATATACAGGCGTTATAAGTTCAAGATATCCCTCCATCACTTAACTCCTTCCTGCTTAATTTTCGGTTATTAAGTGCCAGCCTTAACATTCTCGGCATAGGTTTATCCTCTTTCCTGTTTCGGTACAGATATGATGCATACATTTCAACAAGCATACCGTCCTCAATATTATCAAGAACGGTTATGCCTTCCCTTGCGATGGCAGCTCTGGCCAACTCAATATAATTAGTCAAAAATACTTCTCTTTCTGGTGGAAGTTCAACTGATATGCCTATATCCTGTTTCATGATTTCCAATATGCTTGCGTTGTCCAAAGCTTATCACCTCTCTTACTTAGCTGTATCTGTTGGAAATGTTACCGTTGTTGTCGGTGCTGCTGATGAAATTGTGAGTACACCAAATGCCTCAGCAATTGCAGGCTTTCCATCATATCTCGCAGTTCCCTTAAATACAGTCTGGTCCTGAATGAATTTTACATGCTCTGACTGGCCTATTTCTGTGCCTGCTCTCTGTGCAAGTAAATATGCTGGTAAATATCCAAATACAATATTGTCATCTGGTACAAATGAAAGTTCAATGATATCTCCATTGATAAGCGGCATTGTATTATTCATACCAGCAACAATAAGAGCGTTAGTATTCTTATCAAGGGACTGAATCTTAATCTTATCATGTGTTTTCTTATTCATCAGCCATGCCAGACCATCTTCAATATAATCATTTTCAATTACACCTGAATTAGTGAGTATTTCTTTGAAAAGATTAAGTCCTGCAGCACCTGTTCCTGTAATTATATGTGATTTATGTAAATCAGCCCATGGTCTTGCTGTTGCGCTATATGTTTCAGGCTGTGCAGCCTGTGCTAATCTTGTAACTATACCTAATGGCATCTTTGTTCCTGTTCCATACACAATAGCTTTATCAAGTGCTTTTCCAATTGCCTTACCTAATGCATCAATGATAGTAGAAGCAAGGTCTACATCATTATCTTCAAGTATAGAATTAGGCACTGGAATAAATCCTCCCACCTTATAGCCATCAACTTCGTCATCGTAAAACTTAAGATCAAGTTCATTAAGTGTTCCAACCATTTCTGTCCATATTGCTTCCGGTATTGTGCCGATGATTCTTGTCCTTGCTTTACCACTCACTGTAGCAAGATTTACCCTTCCGACAAGCTTAGATGTTTCCTCTACCTTAGTCCTGATAAGTGAAAGCATTACCTCTGGTACTGTTAATCCAACATTGGTTAATGCTCTCTTTTCCTTGATACATGATCTGATTTCGCCAAGGAAATTCTTAACTCCATCATCGGCGAAGAACCTGTCTCTTTCCTGCATATCCATTCCATAGAATTTTCTTGTTGTCATTGTCTTTCTTTCTCCTCTCTCTTCTGGCTTTGCCGCTGGTTTTGGCTGTTCAGCCTCTGTATCTGCAAGATCTTTTTCTATAGCAGCTACATCATTTTCCAGCTTAGAAACCTCTTCATCATGTTCCTTCTTCTCTGTTTCAAACTTTTCAACTTCCTCTTCTACAGCCTGCTTTTCCTCATCAGTTTCAGCTTCACTTATAGCCTGTTCAAGCTCTGCTTCTCTAGTCTCAAAAGTGGCTGTCTTCGCTCTTGCTTCATCAAGAGCCTTCTTTGCGTCTGTGAGCTTCTTACGAAGCATTAATGCCTTTAATGCCATTATTTTCCTCCTTTAATTCGTGCAGTCATCTGTGTTTTCCACAATTCTGACCATCTCTTTTTTATATCCTCGTAATCCTTCTTACGAGCTGACACCGAAGTGTCCTCATATGCTGGGAATGTGCATACTGATACTTCATACAGCTTTACGCTCTTGATTGTCCAATGAACTGTTCCATCTTCCCGGTACTCGGCCTCCTGGTCAAGAATGTCAAATCCAAAAGAACACTGGTCAACATCTCCACGCTTCACTCTTTCATACAGGTTCATTGCATCAGAATCTTTCGGATTAATTCTGATTTTTCCCCATAATCCGTGCGAATCAATTTTCAATTCAAGTGTGCCTGCTTTATTCCTTGCAAGTACTAAGTGCGTGTCATGGTCAACCAATGCCCGGATATCATCACTAAGCGCATTGTCGAAAGCGTGAGAATCAATAGATTCTGTTGCTCCCTGCCATAATTCATAGTTGCTATTAAAAACGGAGAAGTATCCTTCAATGTAAAGGTCTTCTCCGTCTTCCCTCGTATTAAATTTACTTTCTGCAGAGCGAATCTGCATTCCTATATCTTTAATTTCCATCCGTATCTCCTTCCTGTATAAGTTTTTTCTGGTCTCCTATCTTATCCAGTGGAATATAATTTTCTAATAAGACAAGTTCATCAAGTCCCTCCATAGGAGATGCCCCAAGCTTATCTCTTACCTCATTTCCCGTAAACAAACCTCTTACATAGAGATTGCTGTATACATCACTGATTGTTTTAATATCATACGCATAAAGGCTCTGGACATTGAATTTCCAATACCAGTTAGGACTTATCAGCAATTTTCTTGATAATTCCTGTTCAATTTCTTCCGCAATTGCCTTTATTTTCCGCGATATAAAATTGTTATATTCGTCTTTATTGTAATTTCCTACACCTAAAAGAAATGCTGGTATTCCAACAATAGATGCAACCGTCTTTTTATCAAGAACAACAGAATCGTTTAATGCTAAATCTCCTAGAGTCAATGGTCTTATCTCTTTTATATCAATCATTTCTCCAGGCAGCATCCAAGGCCTTCCCTGTTCTACCCCCGCTGTGTAATCCTCTAATAACTTTTCTCTGCCTTCTGGCGACTGGAACTCCTCTACAGAGGCATCTACTTTAACAATCAGGCTTGGTTGAAACTTGTTTGACATGAATGCATTCTTTGTATCTGATGCCTGTTTAAGATTCTGGGCTACATCTTTAAGCTCAACCGTTATCCCGCGGCCTTTCCATGGATAATTTTCATCCGGGTTATATACAAAATGCAGTACATTATCAGGATCATAATATCGTCCATTTATCCCTATCTGATATCCATATCCATCCTGCAGAAATGATGTCTGACTTGGCGGGATTAATATCATATCTCCTAATATGCCATCGTCCGTTGTTGGATATACAACTGCATTCCCTTTTCCGCCAAGCAACATATTCATTACAATCCACTTTACCCATGTATGTCTCGTCATGAATCTGTTAGGGTTAATGTCAAGCTTCCTGCTTAATTCATTCTTAATCCTTATGTCGCCATTGTCTGTATTACACATCAGATAAATTGTCATTGACGCAATCAGTTCTGCTATTACTCCACATGCTGTCACTACTTCCGGATTTTTGTTTAATGGAGTATATCCATCACCACATAGCGTCGTATATGCATCTCCAGAAAGAAGGAATCCAACTGAAGCATCTCTTTTTACATTTTGTTTCTTTCTTCTTTTACTCACTTTTTACTTCCTCCAAACCAGCCTGACGCAATGCTGGATTTTTCCAGATTTTCCAAATACCTTATGCACGCAAAAACAGAGCAGTCAAATATATCTATTCGCTGCTCCGGCTGAACCTTATCATATTGAATCATGTCATCTGTTTTTTCTATTGCGCTCACATTTTCAACACAATATTCATAAGCTTCTGAGTGAAGATAGTACAATTTACCATCTTTAACAGCTTTTTCTATGTGTCTGAAACCTTCTGATTTCTTGTAAAAATACTGTGGCTGGTCAACAATCTTAAAGCCGGCTCTTTTCATTCCAATAAAATATTCCCTGCAGAATTTTCTGTCATGTCCAACTTCAACAATCTTGAATCCTTTCTTTCTCATGCTTATAAACCAATTAACTATATCCGCATGATTAACAGTTGCACTGTTGCACATATCCAGCCAGCCATTATCTTTCCAGCCAAACAGAGGAATATTATCCTCATCCGCTTTTTTATATGCTGCTGTAACAGGAAACCATGCATGAGGTATTATTATGTCTGTCCCGTTATAATTACCATATAACGATGCAGCCGTAAGATCGTGCATCTTTGACAGGTCTGCGCCACCATACCATTTTATTGGGAGCTTTGCTAACTGTTCAAGTGTCCAACTGTACTTAGAATCGGACCTTCTAAATTCTTCAATGTCAAAATATGCTTTAATAGCAGATGTATATACATTTAATGACTTTGCCAAGAAATCTTTTCTCTGCTGTGGATCATTCTGTGCCTGTAATGAATCATTCAGCAGTTCTTCAGGACGGATTGAAACACCGTAAGCAGGATTGGCCATTTCATGAACTTCCGGATTCGTATAATCAATATCGCCATTCTCATCAGGATTAGCACAGCACATAAATATAAAGTACTGTTCATCTTTAACTGTCCCATCTAACACTTTTCTGCAATATTTCAATCTGTTTCCCAAAAATGAATTCTCATTATCTCCTGCCGTTGAGATACCTATAATCAGCTTATTGGTATATGCTTTCATAGCTTCTTTGAAAAGATTATATTGCTTTGGCTTTTTTAAAGCATGTATTTCATCAACTATTGCAATATTGCAATTAAGAGAATCCTGTGCATCCGGATTTGCTGCTAATGCTCTTATATAAAAGCTCCCATCCGGGAGGGTGGCTTCCATACTGTGCTCATTGTTGTTATCAATAACATTTACGCTTCCCCCTTTCTTTCCTCTTACTTTCTTTTCCCCCATTGCTGTGACATTGTAATCAAGGAAATTAAAGCTTTCAAGCGACTGCATTAATGCCGCTGTTGCAAGATAAACCTTTGACCCTGAACGCCTGTACCATAATGACAACGCCCATGCTAATGCAGCTGCAAAAGAAGTCTTTATGTTCTTTCGCGGTATAAATATAAGAGCCTCATGAAATCTTACAATGCCTGTACCCTTGTGATAAAAACCAACAAGGTTATATATTATAAATTTATGAAATGGCTCTAATAAAAAAGGAGTGCCTCTCAATGGTGTTCCATCGATACGCTCTCCCTGCTGATGCTTTATTGTTTTTTCAATTATCTGTATGCAGAATTCTGGAGCTTTTGGATTGACTTCATATTCTGGATTGTCCAGATCACGAAAGAATCTGTCTACTGCCTGCTTAAGTTCCAAACAAGCTACTTTCTTTCCATCTCGTATTGATTCTGCATATTCAATTACTGTACTCCAGTTCTTAGCTTTCAATTGAAGCAAGTGCTGCTGCAAGACCTGTCGGCTTCTCCTCTGGTCTTGCCCCTCCAATCTTCTTTAAGCTGGAAGGTGTCAATCCAAGTTCCTTCCAATACGACAACGCTGTCTTGTTAAGCTCATTCCATAGTACAATCTTAGGATTTGTTACCATGTTTGTCTTGCCTGCTTTATTGGTATACTCAACAATCATGTCTTCGTCATTTTTCTTATAATTTCCGTAAACTTTATCGCGCTGTTCCAGGGTATCTGCCAAGGTATTTATGACAGAGTTATAAGCAGCGTCATAAGTGCCTAATTTCTTGAGATTGTCCTTGATTTTTCTTCTCCATTTTTCAGACTCCATTTTGGCATTCCCCCTCCCTGATAATTTTTTGCAGAGTTGGAAAGAGTTCCCCTCCCCGGTCCCAGACAGCTTAAAATTTTTTCATTTAACCAGGGGGGCTATCCTTTGTGTCCACCCTTCTCAGGGTGCATCTTGTTATGGCAAGCATTGCACAAGCTCTCAAGGTTAGAATCTATGTAAGCAAGCTCTGGATATTCATCAACATGCTTAATATGATGAACCGTGACCGCTTCTCTCTGTCGCCCATACTTTCTACATTCAACACACATATACTTGTCCCGCCTTAATATCCTGGCTCTCTTCTGTTTCCATCTCTTACTGTTGTAATCAAATTCCATTGCAATCAAAAAGGGAATCCGTTTAAGATTCCCTTGCTCTTTCTGTAGTTTATACTATAACACATTTAAAACTGCAATTTACTGCAATCTTTTATAAATACATAATATCACATTTAAAACTGCAATTCACTGCAATCTTTTGCCTGCTGCCAGTATATTGTTGTACCGGTGCAACTTTCACAATTACGCTGCATTTAATATCTTGATAATCATATCTGCTGCCCATTCCGCTCTTTGATTATATATTTTACAATCAAAACTACTTATCACATCTCCTGCATCTCTATGTATGAACGCATGTGCCAAAATATATGCAAGCTCATAATCAATCTGTTCAAGCGTCAAATTATTTCTTAAGCCTATCTTATTACCTTTTATTCTACTCAAGGTAGACTGAAATTCACATGTCTTTACAACAAATCCGTTGTCTTCTGCAACTCTAATCAGCGTCTTGAATACTTTAATTGGATTTGCAATCTTGGTATTATAAACCACATTATCTGGTTTCTGTTCCCCTATATCTGTTTCTTTAACTCTAAAATAAAAGTCTACCAAATAGTCATACCCCTGCCACGCTTTATTTGTGTTAAGGGACTTAGCATGAAGAAGTGCTCCTTTTTCTGTCCAAAGATACAACGCCTTTACATATTTAAGGGAGGATTGAAATTCACTCCTTGTTTTTAACTGTCTTAATTCGTCTCCTGTAATTTCAATATAATGTTTATTGACAATATATTTATTCTTATTATATCTAAAATTATACTGAATTATCTTTGAATCGACTTCATACATCTCTGCCAATTGTTTGGTTGTTAATACTCTCATTCCATTTACTTCTGTAATTTGTGGTAATTGCATTTTTAAAATTCCCCTTTCAAATCTTCTTGAAAGAAGTTTCCCAGAATGATATGATATATTTATCAGCGGGAAACCTCTGGTGTTAGAAGTAGTAGTTGTTGGTCGCCAAACTAAAGCAACTACTACTTTTCTTTTTGTTCCAAAAGAAGATATATCCCGCGTCTTATTGCTTCGCCTTTCGTTATATGATGCTCATCACAATATTCTTCCAATCTTTTTTCTGTTATATTGTCTAAACGAATACTAAACCTGTTTGATTTAGGATTATCAGCTTTGGGTCTACCAACTGGTGACATTGTTTCACCTCCTTTTTTGTCACGCATTTATTATATTTGTGTCACACCTAAAAGTCAACTCCTTTTTTCATGACAACAACATTGTCAATCAGCTTAGGTTTTAAGTCAACATATTTTCATCATATTTCTTCTCCAGTAAAATGTAATTTTTTACAATCGTTAATTTTGTTTAGTAACAAATTATGTTGCACCAGTGCAAATGACTATGAAAATAACCACCAATCCTTTGACTGGTGGTTATTAACTGGTCAAATAACAGCTTAGCGCTTTTTACTTATGTATTCATTCATAAGCCTTGTTATAACTTCCGCCTGACTCTCTCCGTTCTCTTTGCATTTGTCAGCAAATGCTTCAACTATATCTTTCTTAAGCTTATATGACTTAGATATATACCCTGCCTTTTTCTGATACTTGGCAGATGCTATTGTCTGCTTATTAGGTTCTCCTACTGGCATCTATTACTCCTCGCTTTCTTTACCGTGTATATAATCATCTTTGCTATTCCTATCGCTATAAAAAATATTCCTAACTTACCTAACATACATTTGCTCCTTTCTTGAAACTATGTTATATTATTAAGTGGAACAGGGCTTTCGCCCCATTCCTTGTTTTCTAAGCTAACTTAGAAGCTTATCGAGAATAAGAAGTATTATTCCGATAACCAAGTCCGTTGATGCACCGACCAGCCAAGTCTTTAATGCGTCTTCGGACTTTTCTTTTTTGTCTGACATATGTATCACCTCCTTACAAGTATATATTATCATATGGTGTACCATATGTCAAGCTTATTATTCTAAATTTCTAAGATATTTTTAGATTTCTAAGTGCTTCGCCATGTATATTATATATCTGTCGCATTGAATACGCTTCCCCTGCTTCTCTCATTTTTATTAATACTTCTGACCAATCATTGTTATCTGATGTGATATATCTATATATCAAAACCATCTGTTGCCTGCTATCTGGTAGTAGATATATAGCACTTATTATTTCATCACAAATTTTAATGTAACTTTCTTTAGCTTTCTCATATTCCTTTTCTTTATCTTCCAGTTTTACTATATAATCACTTAAATCGGAACTGTTATTTTTTCCTTTAGGCATTCCATCATTGCCCTTTGCTCCCATTATCTGTGCTGCTTTCAGTTCCTTTACTGCAAGTTCGGTTACTATCAGATTCCTTTTGGCTCTACGATATCTTTTTAACCATTTCTTTTTATCCTCATTTTCTTTAGTCACTCACGAATCACCTGCCTTCTGTAATATAGTCTTATCTGCTGCCATTTTTTCAACATTCAGGATTTCTAAAATATAGTACTGTTTATCTGGTTCAGCTCCCCACTCTGGTCTCCCTTTTCCAGTTCTCAATCTACATCTTGCTTTTATTGCTTTAGAATCCTTGCTATATCCATTACGGAAAATAATCTCCTGAACACTGTCTTTCCTTATCTCCTCTGGTACTGCCTCTCCTTGCAATAACTCAAATTCGCTTCTATCTAAGAAATTGTCTGGTGGATATAATGGATGTATGGTTATGGCTCCGAACAGGTTCTGGAATCTTATTTCATAATATTCTTTTATTTCCCGATACTCTTCTTTCTTCTCACCTGAAAGAATCATATCAAACCATTTTTTCTTGATTGGCAATATTAGCATTATGAATCACCTGCCTTTAATTTATCTAATGCTTTCATGGCTACTTCTAACATTGGTTTACTAGTTCCACAATTCTGGCCAGCATATGTACATTCTGTCTCTTTGAGATATCCGCACCCTATACATATTGCCTTTGCCACAGCCCTTTTCGAATCCTCTATAGCCTTATTTCTTTCCTTTCCTTTTTCAAGATAATCTGCAGCTTCATTGACATCATTATTGACTACTTTACTATTTAAAAATGCTGTTTTAAACATTTCAGCAATCTCCTTCTCGTCAACTCCACATAAACTAGGAACATTTCTACTCATATCCCCAATGATTCTTATAAAGAAATCTTCAAATTTATCCTGCATAAAATGTATTTCAAATTCCTCTGGCATTTCTATTATTAATTTCATTTTTCATACTCCCTCCTAATAAACATCTCTCCATCACACCAGAAGTAATCTTCCGCTGGCATGTAGTTCTCTATAACTGTCTTATTGTTACATGTATATGTTCCGTCTGCTGCCACACTCTTAGAGCACTGCTCACAACAGGTGTACTCACATAAGTGTTTATGTCGTCTTCTGCTCACCCTCGCACCTCTCAATCTTCATTTCAGATTTTTCAAAATAAAACTTCACATTATCCGACATATGCTTTACTATGCCAAAGCGCTCTGCAACCTGATAAGGCACGCTGTCGCGCATAAGTCTTTTATGTATTTCAGACAAATATTTTCTAAATTGTTCTATATCAAGAGTTGCTTTGTAATGATTACAACTCCTGCAAGCTGGCATATAGTTTGAAATGTCGTCTATTCCACCAATTCTAAGAGGCTTTGCGTGGTCTACTTGCATGTCTTTGTAAGCGATTTCCGTACCGCAGTAGGCGCAATGTCCGTTATACATAAGATATACAGATGTCCTTACGCTTTTGGGTATTGGTTTTCTTTTAACCATTGTTATCACCTCTCAATTCTTTATGTTTTTATAATAACCACCGCTAAAGTAATAAACTGTATCTCCCACCTTGCAAGGTAACTTGATAAGTCTGCCATGTTCCTCAGAATCCTCGTAATCTCTATATCTAGCATTACGTTTATTATCTATATAGCAACTATTATGTGCCAGTTCAATCATAGACATATCAGATGTATTTTTATTCCTTCCGCCTTTCTGCTGCCATCTCTATTGTATTTATCCACTGGCTTATAGAATGGACAAGGCTTATCCTCCTTGGCACAATACAGTTCTTTAAGTCCTTTACAGTCTCTCTGCTCAAGATTAGCCATTATACAATCTCTATTGACCATCATTACTACCTCCCTCAAAAAGTTTCTTTAATATTGCATTAGCCAATTTATCCAACTTTTCATCTATTTTTTTATCAAGGTCTTTCGATACCTCTTCCTGCTCTTTGTCTGTTAAAAGTGCCAGCTCACAGGCTTTCTTAATTCTTTCTTCAGCAAATACCTTATCAATACCTGTATTAAGCATTGCTCTATATACAGTCTGTATTGCTGTTCCTAATTCTCCAACAAGTACCATTGGTGTTCCTTTTATTTCAATTCTACCTTTATCACATTTAATCATAATCATTCTCCATATTCTGTATTTATGCGGTCTACAGGGTTTTCAAGTGTTCCAATTCGGTTGCCAATGTAACTGCGTTTATGCGTGCTGCTTCTATCCGCATATTATCCGGTGTTGTATCATATGCGCTGTAATCCTCGATAAACAGAGTAATCTTGCGATGTGCATCACATATTGCTTCCCAGCAATTCATATAGTTTCCAAGTGCGTCTACTTCGTCCTCACATTCTGTATTTATCGCATTTGTTGGCATTTCTGGCTCTGTTTTTTCTTTCTCTGCAGAAACTTTTTCAAAATATGGCGGTTTTTCCTGCTGCTTATCCACAAATGTATCTGTTTCCTGCACATTTCCTGTGGAATCTGACTTATTATTGCCGTTTTTCGGTAAATACTCCGGATGATTAAGCACGCTGTCCTGCCCTGGTATCTGTTCCTCTTCCGTATTCTCTTCTACCGACTGGGGCTTAGGTTTCTCAATCTTAGCTTTCTGCACCTTCTTTTCTTTCCTCTGCACTGGCTTTTCCTGTTGCACCGGTGCAATTTCTGCTTTTTTCGGATATTCCTCTTGATAGATGCTCGTCCACGCCTTAGCCGGATCTTCTGTATCCACTGCCATGTTAAATATATTTATCACAGCTTCCGCAATGTCCTCTATGTTCCACTCTGTCTTATCCATGCTTCGCACATTGGTTATCGTTATTCTTCCAGAGTCTGCCTTGATACTTAGCATAAGGCGGCCAACGCCCTGCAGGCGCACTGAATATATCATTTCTCCTGTAGGAGCTAATATATCTATCAGCTCCCCTGTCTCATATGATGATGTATGTATCTTCGTAAACAGCTCCGGATTGTCATGAAACAGCTGATGAAGAACCTGTTCAAGCTCATTAAGTTCTTTCACTCTTTCATCTTTACCCTCGATCAAAACCTCTATGTCAGATATCTTCTTTTCCTCATCGATTTCCTTCTTAATGTCCTCTATTTCAGATTTAGAATAATCCGGGGATATTTCCTCTATGATTTCATCTGGCATATTAAGCATTAAAGCAAGTTTGGCATATCCAAATCCTTTATACTTATCCTCCAGGGTAGAATCATCTTCTTTACTTCCAAATCTCTCATTTATAGCAATAAATCTGGACACCTGTGTCTTATCCAAACCATATCTTGTTTTAGCATAATCAATTACATTGGCATACGGTGTATCCTTAAGAATGTCTGTATCTCTGGCCACTTTTAAAAGATAGCCTATTCTTATAAAGCTTTCCGCACTCTTACTAAATTCTGTATCCAATGCCTGCTGCCACTCATCAAATGTTCCTGTAGGTATTATCTCTATCATATTTTGCTTCTCCTTCTGTTAAATTGCCTGCATAAAATCCGCTTCCAGAACATCCGCAAGTAACTGTCCAGCCAACTTACCACGCCATACCTTCTTCTGTTCCTCTCTCAGCTTCTTATACTCTTCCTTACGCTTTTTATCTGCTTTTATTCCCTGCTTTATTTCTTCCGCATTCATAACCTGCTTAAAATGCTCCATAAATTCATATAGAAATGGTATTGCTGGCTCAAGGTCTGGGTTCTGATTGTCTCCAGTTGTTCTTTTCTGCCTTATGTTTCCGGAAGCCTCTACTTCAAGTGTGTACCAAGGCATATCTTTCTGGTTAGTCTTCCTCAAAAAAAACGGATATGCTTCTCTCTGCTGGATCCTGTCGTAGTAAAAATCTGCATGGTCCATACAATGATTTAATGCTATCCCTTCTCGAACCATATCCTCTATACATACAGGTGCTACAACCGAATATTCGTTATTGCTGTATTCATACTTCTTTAAATCTGGCAGAATCTTATTGCACAATGGCCATTCTTTTTCTAACTTTTCCGTCTGATCCTTTATAGATGTTCCACGAGAAAATAATATTGCATTCATATGTGCCTGTTCGAGATTCTTCGGCATAGAAATCTGCGTGCTGGCAATATTCCATTTATTTTGTTCTGCAAGGCAATAATAATCCCTGTATGTAATAAATGTCTGTTTAAAGGTCTCTCCGCTTAATATCTGCTGCCGTCTTATGTAGTTGTATACTTTCAGATATTTTATTGGCTTAGGTAGAAAATTAAGTTCACTTATTTTTATTTCGTTTTGCCCGAATTCAGATATCATGCTATCTGGCCATATTGTATTTACCATCTTTTCATATTGCATCCACCTCAGTGTCATAATTGTAGGTGTCATCTCTTTTAATCTTTTTAAGCGCGCGTTATCGATTTTAAGCATCTTGGCTAATTCTGTTTCATTTTGATTCAGAAGTTTTTTATCATAACAACTTTTAATCATTTCACTAGCTAAACCTTGAAGATTAATTTTCATAAGCTTTTCTACAACAGGGTTTCCTTTTTCAATATATAAATATCTCGCTGGATTGCATGGAAGATTTGTCCACAAGTCAATCGCACTGTTTCTTAATACTGTCTTCTTTAAAGAACTTAGATTTCTGGTGTAAAGTTTATTCTTTTTCCTGTAGTACTCATATGGCAATGCACTTTCCTGCTTGCAAAATCGCATATATTTATTCTTATACGCTGTGTATACATATGTTGCAATTCTGCCATCAGCATACATGAAGGTTCTCTGACATTCACGAAAGCTCCAATCCGGCTTGTTATATGTAGCATTCCTGTATGCCGAACTGACTTCGTATTCCCTAATAATCACACCATTCTTAATTTTCTGAATGCAGTATGTATTTACTGTCCGTGTATATAAACCTTTTATCTTACTCCTGAGCTTAAATATAATTTTCTTATGACAGCAGGGACACTTGCCTTCTTGATTTCTTTTTGGTTTTATAAGTGGAACTTCCTTTTCGCAATAAGAACAGTATCCGGTAGAACTATGAATACTTTCATAAAAAATAAAATTTTCTTCCATTGCATCATGCTTGGACCATCTTTCAAATCCAGGCAAAATAGACGGAGTAAGTGCCAACTCTTCATCCCACGGCTCTTGTTCTTTCTTCTCAATTCTTTTAATATCACGTAAATTGCAGCGGTGCTGATATTCTATTAATCCTTCAATCCCGTTTCTATTGGTATTTAAAAATTGTTTTATTTCATCTTTACTGCTATAGCTTTGCCAGATTGTTTTCTTTCTAATTTTAACATCCGGTTCGTAGTCGAAGAATCTTATTGTATTAATTCTATTTAAGTTACATACCTGTGTTTTTGTCCATCTTATCTCTCTTCCATCTGAAGAATCTCTTTCTCTTGTAATGTATTCATCTCCAGCAGGATTGCAGTAGATTTCATAAGTTGGATACTTAAAGCCTTTTGCAACATCCCTAGGAAAAAACATTGCTATCATCAGAATTTTCCCTCGACTCTGACATCTAATCATTAAGTCGTATTTCGTGCTGTATGTATATGTACGCCAGCTATATTTATATATAATCGGATTATCAAGTTTATTTTCTTGTGCAATCCTTTTCATTGCTGGTGTCGCATATATCCGTTTTAGTGTTCTTAATTCTTTTCTTCGCATATGGCAACACCCCGCAATCCATAATATTTATTTGCCTTTATAATTGTGCCGTCTACATATAATGCCTGAATATGTTCAATTTCCCGACTGTGTTTTTTCTCTTCTATCAGAAATATATAAGAACCTTTAACGCCCTTGCCTTTCGGTTTTTTACCTCTTACTATAATAAAATCTCCTCTTGTATTTACTATCCCTGCATTGTCATTAAGATGTGTTGCTTTTTCTTCTCTATCTGGATGCTTTCTAATATACTCACATGCCATAACTGCAAGCTGTATTCTGCTTATTTCTTTCAGAAGTGTAATTTCCGTACAGGACATTCTTGTGCCACTTCCGTCCTGATTAATTTCTCCACCAGCTTCTACAATAAAAAATCTAGAATTCATTCCGCTGTAATAACCTAATGCGCATAATGGGTTTTCAGCACAATGAAAACCGTTATGTGCACATTTAGCCTCATTTTCTTTATATGTTTTTCCTGGTTCATATTGCATAATGCCTTTCCCAAGAGTGGCGCATAAGTCTGAATCAAATGCTTTAATTGCTCTCATATATACCTCCTATTTCAGATAATATTCATTGCACATTTTCTTAATCTCAGTTCTGTTAGGAATACCAAGATAAACCGGTCCTCTCATGTTTTCTTTACCGTCTTTTACCTTTGTAATTTCAATTATTTTATTGCTTATAAGTTCTTTAGTATCAAACGCTCTTGCCAACACCTTACTCATAAATACTTTAAGACTCTTGTCTTTACGTCTGACTGCTGCCCTTACTTTTTCATCATTAGTGCACACATCAATTACTATGTCATACCAATCTTCTAAGACGCCTTTAATTTCAAGATCT